ATGCGCAGGCTGGCACTTCACGTCCTTTCGGCATTGGCACTGGCGGCCGCATCGCTGCCGGCGTCCGCCTACACCCTGTCGGATACCTACTACGAGGACACCGCCAGCAGCGCCGGCGTCTGTCCAGATGGTTATCAATGCACGATTTCCCTGCCGCTGCCGGCCGCACTGACCGGAAAGCTTCTCACCATCGAATGGATCGACTGCAGCGGGCAGACGGGGGCGGGGCCGATCTCGAACGTAAGCTACTTCGTCAACGATGGCTCATCCGCGAGCAACCGCCGCTATCACGGGCTCTCCTTCGAGCGCACGCCGGGATCGAATGTCTTTTCCTGGAACAAGCCGGTAAAGTTCAAGATCACGGGCGGGCCGCCGCGGGTGTTCAACATCGGATTTACCGGGCCCAACACCTGGTGGTCGATCACCTGCGGCATTGTCGGGACGATCTCGAACCAGTAGCGCCGGCGCCTGGCCGGGCGCGGGCGCAAACGCGGCCGCTTGACATTCGCGCCGGAAGATCCACCATAGGAACATATTCCTGTGAGGTGAATCATGCGGCACCGACGCGGTATCGACCTGCTGGCTTCCGTAGCGCCGGCAAAACACTACGAATACGTGCCCAACTCCAGCGTCTATGAATCGCTTGCCAGTCTTCGGGAATGGGAAGTCCTGGGGGCCAAGTGCGGCAGATGCGGGCACACCGCCTGGCTCGACAAGGCGGCCGTCACACGGCGCATAGGCAATCACTACCTGCTGAACATTGGACCGAAGCTGGTGTGTCGATGCGGGAATGCGAAGGGCAACAAGGTGCTGGTGGGGACGCTGGGGAGGGATTAGGCGATTGGCGTGGTGGCTCATGGCGTGAATGACGTGTCGCGGGCCGACATGATCCTGGACGGCGTGGTCGGCAAGCGCCTGGCCTATGAAACGAGGCGTGCAAGGTGAGCGGCCCATGGTGTCTGGCGACCGTCCAAGTAGCGTTCCCGCAAAGGGCTAAAAGCGAAAGCCATTTGGTCAGATGGAGCAGTCCGAACGATTTAAGGAAACCGCTCGGGAACTTGAGGCGGATGAAAGCGGCGAGTCTTTTGACAGGGCTATCCGCCGAGTTCTGCCCTCTTCCGGTCGACCCACTCGATGAGTTTCTTGGCCGCAGTCGTATAGCCTTCCTCGTCATGATAGATGAATTGCAAACGCATTCCGAAGGGGTCGATGCGAGATAGAGGCAGACGTTCCTTCGATTGATCTTTCATTTGCCGATAGCCTTCAAATGCCAAGATATCAGCGCATTGCAAGGGAACAAACTTCCCTTTCCCGGCCATTACAAACGTTCCTGAGGTGTTGGGGTGCCTAGATTCAACACTGGCAAAGGTTTCGCTGGCAATCGCTGCGTATTGATTCGTTTCGTGAACGAAAAGAATGTTCTTGAATCCTTCTTTCTCAAGCCGATCCCAGGTCCTTTCTAGAGTCCATTGCAAACTGGACCGATAGTGAAAGTCCCCTCCAAGCGCCGCCATTACCTCGGGGCGGGCAGCGAACGCCTTTCGCAGGCCTGACTTATCAACAGCAGCCACCCGGAACTGAACGCTGCTGTCACGGATGACGTCGAGCAATCGCACCACGTATGGGTCGCGCCGAAAGACCCTATTCCAGCCCTCATACTCACCCTTGAGGTTGTGGCAGTCGACCGAGTGGTGGACGCGGATCGGCGCCTTTGCAAGTAGCCATTTTGTCGTCCACGCCGACCATTCGGCGGGCCTTGCCCAAACTGCGGCAACGGTCGCGTACGGCGTGTTCGCATCAGTCCCAGACTCGTCAAGAAAGACCTCAACGTCGAAAGGTGCAGTGGTAGCGATCACCACAACAACACCTTCCGCGCCGCCCAACAGGCGGTTGCTGAACTGAACGGCATAGCTAGCAGCTTCTCGCACCAACCGGTTCGCAACCGGCCTTTCGATGACGTGCATATCACACCACCCCACGATTGGTTGCGCGAAGTATCATGCTAGGAAAATAGTCCTTGACACCGTGACGCTGCTCTGATAGGTTTTGGTCATCGTCGAAATTGTGCCCGCTGAGGCGCCGGGCGGCCGGCGAGGTCGCGCCGGGCCGGCGGGTTTTTCATTTCCAGCCTGATCGGAGATTTGCCATGCACCCGGCCGTGAGCCCGGAGAGATGGGCGGCGATGCGCGCCCTGCGCGAGGGGGAGGCTGCGACCTTTGCCAGGCTGGCGGCGGTGGCCGATCTGCATGTGACCACCATCCGCGAGCGCGCCATGCGCGAGAGCTGGCGCAATGAAGTGACGCCGCGCAGGAAGATCGATGTGCCGGCTGAGGGCCTGGTGCCTGTCGAGGCGCTGTTCGCCGCCGGGGGGACGGAAGGCGCGGTCGAGGACAACGAGCTGGCCGGCCTGCCGCCGGAGGAGCGGCTGGCGCGGCTGGTGGAATTCGTGGTGCGGCAGGTCGAGACGATCCTGACCGGCGCCAGGGGCGGACGCATCGACAAGGCGCGCATCGACGCGGTGACCTCGATGATCCGCATGGTGGAACGGGCGCAGAATTTCGCCCGCGAACAGGCAGAAGCCCAAGAAACGAGAAGCGATGAAAACCTCGCCGAAATCGTCGCGCGCATCGACGCGCAGATCATCACCCTTGCCAGAGCCTATGCCGAACAGCTCGTGGCTGAGCGCGCTGGAAGTTGAGGACGTACGGCGCGCCGGCCAGGAATGGGTGTCGCGGGCGCTGCCGGGGCAGTATCCGTTCGCGAAAAGACCCGACACCTGGATGCTGGTGGGCGGGCGCGCCTCCGGCAAGACGCTGACCGGCGCCGAATGGGTGATCGGGCTGGTGCACGGGCTGATGCCGTTCTCGCAGGCGAAATACGGCGCGGTGGCGCTGGTGGGCGAGACGCTGGCCGATGTGCGCGAGGTGATGATCGACGGGCCGGCGGGCATCCGCACGATTTCGCGGGGGCGCAGGCCGCGTGTGGAAGTGAGCCGGCGGCGGCTGCTGTTTGCGAACGGCGCAAGCGCGCAGATGTTTTCGTCCGAGGACCCGGAAAGCCTGCGCGGGCCGCAGTTCGACGCGGCCTGGGGCGACGAGATCGGCAAATGGAAGAATGCGGAAAGCTGCTTCGACATGCTGCAGTTTGGCCTCAGGCTCGGGGCGCAGCCGCGGCAGGTGCTGACGACGACGCCGAGGGCGACGCGGCTGGTGAAGCGGCTGATGCTTGACCCGAGCGTGACGCAGTGGCGGCTGGCGACGCGCGACAATGCCGGCAACCTGGCGCCGGGCTTCATCGCTGCGCTGGAGCGGCGCTATGGCGGAACGACGCTGGGGCGCCAGGAACTGGACGGCGAGCTGATCGAGGAGCGCGACGACGCGCTGTGGACAAGGGCGATGATCGAGGCGGCGCGGCTGGCTGATGTGCCGCAGATGCGGCGCATCGTCGTGGCGGTGGACCCGCCGGCGAGTGCGCGCCGCACCTCCGACGCCTGCGGTATCGTGGCGGCGGGGCTGGACGCGGGCGGCAACGTGATCGTGCTGGCCGATGCGAGCCTGAAGGCGGCGCGGCCGCAGGACTGGGCGGGCGCGGCGGTCGCTCTGTATCACGCGCTGCAGGCGGACTGCCTGGTGGCCGAGGTGAACCAGGGCGGCGACATGGTGGGCGCGGTGGTGCGCGCCGCGGATGCGTCCGTGCCGGTCAAGGCGGTGCGGGCGACGCGCGGAAAGTGGCTGCGCGCCGAGCCGGTGGCGATGCTCTACCAGCAGGGGCGGGTGCGCCATGCCGGACGCTTCGACGCGCTGGAGGACGAGATGTGCGACTTCGGCGCCGACGGACTCTCCGGTGGACGGTCGCCGGACCGCGTCGACGCGCTGGTGTGGGCGGTGAGCGAACTGACGCGCGAACGAAGTGAGCCAAGGGTGCGGTGGTAGGAACGCGACTGCCGACTGCCGACTGCCGAAAACCCATCAAACACAGGAACATCCCATGACCTGGACATTGCCCTGGCGCAGAAGCGCCGGGATGGCGGCGCCTGAGCGCAAGGAGAGCGGATACGGCTTCGTGGCGCTGCACATGCAGGCCGATGCGGACTGGACGCGGCGCGATTATGCCGCGCTCGCCCGCGAAGGCTTCATGCGCAACCCTGTCGCGCATCGCTGCGTCAAGCTGGTGGCGCAGGCTGCGGCCGGGTTGCCGTTGCACCTGATGGACGGCGATGTGGAGATTTCCGACCATCCGCTCCTCGAGCTTCTGGCGCGGCCCAATCCGCGCCTGTCGCAAGTCCCGTTCCTTGAGGCCCTGCACGCCAACCTCTCGATGGCCGGCAGCGCCTATGTCGAGCCCGTCGAGGCGGGAGGAAGCCTGCGCGAACTGCACCTTCTGCGCCCCGACCGGGTGAACGTCGTGGCGGACGAGCAGGGCTGGCCGACAGCGCTCGACTACCGTGCCGGCGGGGCGAAGCGGCGCGTGCCGATCGGTCCGGCGGCAAGCGGCGGCGCGCTGCAGCTGACGCTGTTCCATCCGCTCGATGACCATTACGGCCTAGCGCCGATGGAGGCAGCGCAGACGGCGCTCGACATCCACAACGCGGCGGCGCGCTGGAACAAGGCGCTGCTCGACAATTCGGCGCGGCCATCGGGTGCGCTGGTCTATGCGCCCAAGGAAGGCGGCAACTTGTCCGACGAGCAGTACACGCGGCTGCGCGCCGAGCTCGAGGACGGCTATTCGGGGGCGCGGCGGGCCGGGCGGCCGCTGCTGCTCGATGGCGGGCTGGACTGGAAGGCGATGGCGCTTTCCCCCCGCGACATGGATTTCATCGAGGCCAAGAACGCGGCGGCGCGCGACATCGCCTTCGCCTTCGGGGTGCCGCCGATGCTGCTCGGCATCGCCGGCGACAACACCTATGCCAACTACCAGGAGGCCAACCGCTCGTTCTATCGGCTGACGGTGATGCCGCAGGCGAGCCGCGTGGCGCAGGACTTGTGCGCCTGGCTGGCAGGCGGCTTTGGCAGCAAGCTGCGGCTTGTCTGCGATGCCGACCAGGTTGAGGGCATGGCACACGACCGCGACGCCATCTGGGCACGCGTTGGCGCCGCGACCTTCCTCACCGAGGACGAGAAACGCGCGGCGGTGGGGTATGGGCCGAAGGGGTAGGGCAGTAGGGCAGCCATTCAGGGTCGTACGCGGCTGCCCGTGTCTCAAGGTCTGCGACCGATCGCTCAGCAAGCTCGCTTCGCCGTCATCGTCTGCATACTTCCCTGCTGCCTTACTCCCCTACCAATTTCCCCATCACCACAGGACACCTCCATGACCGACATCACCGGCGCCACATGGCTGTGGCTGGCCAAGGGCGCGGGCGCGGTTGCCGGATCGGCGGTCTCGCTCGCCTACATCCTGCCGCGCGGTCGCCGAGAGGCCGCCGCCCGCTTCGCCGTCGGGCTGGTGTGCGGCCTGGTGTTCGGCGGCGCTGCCGGCATCAAGATCGCCACCGAACTTGGCATAGAGGCAACGGTCGGGCCGATCGAGATGGCGCTGATCGGATCGGCGGCGACCAGCCTTTGCGCCTGGTGGGCGCTCGGCTTCGTGCGCCGCGCGCTGTCGCCGCGCCTGCTGCGGCGCCGCCTCAATGCAACACCAACGGAGGATCGCCATGGGTCGTGAAACCGCGCCATGCGAGCGCAAATTCGTCAAAGTGGTTGTCGACGCCGTGGAAGTCGACGGCACGTTTCACGGTTACGCCAGCCTGTTCGGGCGCGTCGACCTCGGCCATGACGTCGTCGAGCGCGGCGCCTTCGCCAATTCGCTGAAGGCGCGGGGCACGGCCGGCATCCGCATGCTCTACCAGCATGATCCGGGCCAGCCGATCGGCACGTGGACGCAGATCCGCGAAGACCGCCATGGCCTGTTCGTGCGCGGCCGCATCAACGGCGAGGTCGCTCGTGGACGCGAGGTGCTTTCGCTGCTGCGAAGCGGCGCCATCGACGGCCTGTCGATCGGTTTCCGCGCCGTGAAGGCGCGGCGCGACGAGAGAAGCGGCGTGCGCCGCATCCTCGAGGCCGATCTTTGGGAAATCTCGATCGTCACCTTCCCGATGCTGCCTGGCGCCCGCGTCGAGGCGGTGAAGGGCCGGCGCGCCAGGCCGGTCGAAACACTGGCGCAGACGATCCGCGCCGCCACAAGACTTTTCAACGAGAGACCACCAGACCATGACCAAGCATCAACCTCCCGCCGGGCTGGAGACCAAGTCGGCCGAGCTGACCGACGCCTTCGGCGAGTTCATGACCACCTTCGAGGCGTTCCGCGAGGCCAATGACCGGCGCATGGGCGAACTGGAGCAGCGGCTGGGCGCCGACGTGGTGACCAGCGAGAAGGTCGACCGCATCTCGCGGGCACTCGACGAGCAGAAGAGTGCGCTCGACCAGCTCACCCTGAAGCGGGCGCGCCCTGCACTCGGCGGGCGCAGCGCTGCGCCGATTGCCGACGAGCACCGCGCCGCGTTCGACGCCTATATGCGGCGCGGCGACGAGCGTGCCATGCTCGACACCAAGGCGATGTCGTACGGCTCGGGTCCGGACGGCGGTTACCTGGTGCCGGCCGAGGTCGAGGCCGAGATCGGTACGCGCCTGTCGGTGCTGTCGCCGATCCGCTCCATCGCCTCCGTGCGCCAGGTGTCGTCCGCCGTGTTGAAGAAGCCCTTCGCCATCTCCGGCCCGGCGGTCGGCTGGGTGGCCGAAACGGCGGCGCGGCCACAGACGGCGTCCTCCACGCTGGCCGAACTGCAGTTCCCGACGATGGAGCTCTATGCCATGCCGGCGGCGACGCCCTCGCTGCTGGAAGACTCGGTCGTCGATCTCGACCAGTGGATTTCCGCCGAGGTCGAGACCGCCTTCGCCGAGCAGGAGGGCACCGCCTTCGTCACCGGCAACGGCACCAACAAGCCAAAGGGCTTCCTCGACTACACCAAGGTCGCTGAAGGCAGCTGGAGCTGGGGCGAGCTCGGCTATGTTGCGACCGGCGTCGCCGGCGCGCTGCCTGCGAGCAACCCGTCGGACGTGCTGATCGACACGGTCTATGCGCTGAAGGCGGGCTATCGCCAGAACGCGACCTGGGTGATGAACCGCAAGACGCAGGCAGCGATCCGCAAGCTGAAGGATGCCGACGGCAACTACTTGTGGCAGCCGCCGGCGACCCCCGGAAGCCGCGCCATTCTGATGGGCTTCCCGCTGGTCGAGGCCGAGGACATGCCCGACGCGGCGACCGATGTGACGCCGATCGCTTTCGGCGATTTCTCACGCGGCTACCTGGTGGTCGACCGCTCGGGTGTCAGGATGTTGCGTGATCCGTTCTCGGCAAAACCCTACGTGCTGTTCTACACGACCAAGCGCGTCGGCGGCGGCGTCCAGGATTTCAATGCGATCAAGCTGCTCAAGTACGGCGTCTCTTGAAAATCGACTTCTGGCACCGCTCTGCCGGGCGTCTGCCGCGGCTTTTCGGCGCTTCCGGTGCTCACGGACTTAATGTCCGCTCCGCTCGTCGCAAGCGACCCCGAAAGCCGCACCATCCGCGTCGGCATAGCGGGCCATCGAGCCGATTTTTCGAGCCCAGTCTAGAAGCCCACCGGCAGCCGCGGCGCCCTCCTTGTGGCCCGGCTGTCATGGCGGCCCCGGTTCTCCCCTGTCGGGGCCGCCTCCTTCCGATTTTCCTCCCTTTTCATGAGGTATGCGCATGACACTTTTGCGCACTGTGGAACCGTCCGTGGAGCCCGTCTCCGTGGCGGAGGCGCGGGGCTTCCTGCGCATTTCGGGCACGGCCGAGGACGAGCTGCTGGCTGGTTTGATCCGCGCCGCCCGCGACGATGTCGAACGCTCGACCGGCATGGCGCTGATCGACCAGTGCTGGCGCCTGGCGGTCGACACCCTGCCGGGCAACGACATGCTGTCGCTGCCACGCTGTCCGGTGCGCGAAATCCTGTCGGTGACCGCCTTTGGCAGCGAGGGCGAGGCTGAATTGATCGACCCAGGCGACCTGCAGGCCGACCTTGCCTCGCGCCCGGCGCGGCTGCTGTTCCTGAAGCGGCCGGTCTCGACGCGGGTCCTCAATGGCCTTGAGGTCGACTTCCGCGCCGGCTTCGGTGAAGCGGGCACCGACGTGCCGGACCTTCTGCGCCGCGCCATCATTGTGCTGGTCGCGCATTGGTACGAGTTCCGCGGCAGCTTCGGCCCGGCCGACCAGCCAGTGTCGTTCCCGCCGCAGTATGAACGGATGATCGCGCACTACCGCGACAGGCGGCTGTGATGCGCGCGCCGTTCGTCGATCCGGGGGCGATGCGCAGCGAGCTTTCGCTGCAGGTGCAGGCCGAGACTTCTGACGGGATGGGAGGGCTGCATGGCGCATGGACGCAAATTGCCACGGTCCATGCGCGCATCGAACCGCTGACGCAGCAAAGTCGATTTCTCGCCGACCAGACCGACGCGGTGCTGACCCACCGCATTGTCATGCGCTTCCGGGCCGATGTTGCGAGCGGCATGCGCCTGGTGAAGCAGGCTCGCGTGTTCGACATCCTGACGGTGCACGACCCCGACGAGAGCGGCCGCTACCTGGTGTGCCGGGTGCGGGAGGCGGGCCCATGAACCTCACGATGTCTCTGACACTGGAGGGGCTGGTGCGAGTGCTGAGGGCCGCGGCGCACCGCCTCGCCGACGATATCGAGAGCGAAGAGTGGCGCGAGCCCTCGCGGCTGGCGCCATCGGAATGGCGGCGGCTGCAGCGCATCAACGAGAAGGAGGCGGAGCATGACTGGCGGCGCGGCTGAACTGCAGGGCGCGATTTTTTCTTTGCTCACCGGCGACGCAACGCTCATTGCGCTTCTGGGTGGCGCAAAGGTGTTCGACCACGCGCCGGCCAATGCGCAGTTTCCCTATGTGAGCCTCGGCCGCATGAGCAGCTTCGACTGGAGTACGGCGACCGAAGGCGGTTGCGAGCACCTGCTGACCATCCATGCCTGGTCGAAAGGGCGCGGCAAGAAGGAGGTGCTTGCGCTGATGGACCGCGCGCGCTTTCTGCTGGACGAGGCGCCCCTGACGCTGGCCGGCCACACGCTCGTGGCGCTGCGGCTCGAAGGCACCGACGCCCGCTACGACGAGGATGCGGGCGCCTATCACGGGCTACTGCGGCTGCGCGCTGTGACCGAGCCCACCTAGGCTTGTCGCGATTCCGGTGAGGCCGGCCTGCAAATGGCTGTTTTCTGCGCTTCCGGTGCTCACGTACCTAAACGTACGCTGCGCTCGTCGCTGCGCGACCCCGAAATCAACCACTTTGGTCGCTGCCGCGCCCGTCTGCGACTCCGGCTCGCCCTGAGTTGAATCTCAGCAGGCCTAGCCGCCACCAAATATCATTCGGAGACCAACCATCATGAGTGCACAGAAGGGCAGGGACCTCCTGCTCAAGATCGATTCCAACGGGCTTGGCGCGTTCATCACGGTGGCCGGGTTGCGCACCAAGCGGCTGGCCTTCAACAGCGAAACGGTGGACGTCACCGACGCCGACTCCGCCGGGCGGTGGCGCGAACTGCTGGCCGGCAGCGGCGTGCAGCGCGCCTCGCTTTCCGGATCTGGCATCTTCAAGGACGCGCAATCGGACGCTTCGATCCGCGGTCGCTTCTTCGATGCGGCGATCGTCGACTGGCAGCTCGCATCCCCAGCTTCGGCACGGTCGAGGGACCGTTCCAGATCACGGCGCTCGAATATTCGGGCAATCATGATGGCGAAGTGACTTTCGAGATCGCGCTGGAATCGGCCGGCGCCATCAGCTTCGAGGCGGCGCTCTGATGGCGAATGAACGACGCGGCGAGATATCCGCCACGCTGGACGGTCGCGACTACCGGCTGCGCCTGACGCTGGGCGCGCTGGCGGAACTGGAACATGCTTTCGCGGCGGGTGACCTGACCGCACTGGTGGAGCGCTTTTCGACCGGCCGCCTCTCGGCAACCGATCTGACGCGCATCATTGGCGCCGGCCTGCGCGGCGCCGGCAGCGAGATCAGCGACGAGGAAGTTGCGGCTTTGCATTGCGAGGGTGGCGCGGCGGGTTTTGCGCGGATCGCCGCGGAACTCCTGGCCGTCACCTTCGGGCGCAGCGAGGCGCCGGGCGAAAACCCTTAGAGGCCGCAGCGGGCACGAGCCAAGCCTTTCCGTGGGACGCCGCCATGGGAGCGGGGCTCGGCCTGCTGCGGCTTTCCCCTGACGCCTTCTGGGCGATGACGCCGCGCGAGCTCGATAGTGCGCTCGCCTGGTGGCGGCCGAAGGCGGGCCCATCGCCGGGTCGCGGCGGCCTGGCGGCGCTGATGGCAGCCTTCCCCGACACAAGGAGCAATGACGATGGCTGAACCGGTGACCGTCTCGGTCGAGGCGGATCTGGAGCCGTTCCGGCAATCGCTGGAACAGCTCGGCGGCCTGGCGGAGAGTTTCGGCTCGCAACTGGCGGGCTCGCTGAAAGGCGCAATCGTCGACGGACGCAATCTCGATGATGTGCTGAGGCGCATCGCCCTCAATCTGGCGGGCATGGCGCTGAGCCAGGGCTTTGCCCCGCTGCAGGGGTTGGCCGGGCAAATGTTCGGCAGCCTGTTCAACGGTGTCGTCCCTTTCGCGAAAGGCGGGATCGTGTCGAGCCCGGCCTATTTCCCGACCGGCGGCGGGCTCGGCGTGATGGGCGAGGCGGGCGCCGAGGCGGTGCTGCCGCTCAGCCGCGGGTCCGATGGCCGGCTGGGCGTCGCAGGCGGGAGCGGCACAGCGGCGGTGAACGTCGTGTTCAACGTGACAGCGCCCGACCCGGCCGCCTTCCGCAAGTCGGAGGCGCAGATCACCGGCATGCTGGCGCGGGCGGTCTCACGTGGAAGCAGAACACTTTGAGGCGCGGCCATGAGCGAACTTTCCTCCTTCCATGATGTGCGGTTTCCGACGGCCATCGCTTTTGGCGCGACCGGTGGTCCGCAAAGACGCACCGAGATCGTCACGCTGACCTCAGGCCGCGAGAAGCGAAATGCACGCTTCTCCCAGTCACGCCATCGCTACGATGCCGGGACGGGCGTGCGCTCGCTGGCCGACCTTGAAGCGATCCTGGCCTTCTTCGAGGCGCGGCGCGGCTCGCTGCACGGCTTCCTGTTTCGCGATCCTCTCGACCATGCCTCCTGCGCGCTGGACGCCACGCCGCAGCCGTCCGACCAGTTGCTCGGTACGGGAGACGGCACCAAAGCGCGATTTGCGCTGGTGAAGCGCTATGGCGAAGGCGAGGAGGCCTATCGGCGGCTCATCCGCAAGCCGGTGTCCGGGACGCTGCGGGTTGCGGTGGCCGGCACGGAAATCGCCGCGCCGGGCGCCTGGTCGTTCGACGCGGCAAGCGGCGAGATCGTCTTCGAGATCGCCCTTATCCCGGGCGTCGGCCAGGCGGTGACCGCCGGCTTCGGTTTCGACGTGCCGGTGCGCTTCGACATGGACACGCTGGAGATCGGCATCACCGCCTTCAAGGCCGGGCGCATCCCGTCGATCCCGCTCGTCGAGGTGCTGCCATGACCGCCTATCCCGAGGCGCTGTCGGCGCATCTGGCGCGCGAGGTGACGACGCTCTGCCATTGCTGGCGCGTGACGCGCAGCGACGGCGCCGTCAGCGGCTATACCGACCACGACCAGCCGCTGACCGTCGAAGGCACGCTGTTCAGCCCGCAGACCGGTTTTACCGCGTCGGAAGCGCGCGACACGCTCGGCCTTGCGGTCGACACGGTGGACATCGAGGGGGCGCTTGCTTCGAGTGGCATCGACGAGGCAGATCTGGCGGCCGGGCTCTACGACGAAGCGCGCGTCGAGACGCTGCTGGTCAACTGGAACAGCCCCTCCGATTTCGCTCTTCTCCGTGTCGCCAGCATCGGCAAGGTGACGCGGCGCGACCATGGTTTCGTCGCCGAACTGGTGAGCGCGACCTACCGCATGGATCAGGTGCGAGGGCGGACGATCACCCGCGCCTGCGACGCCGAGCTCGGCGATGCGCGATGCGGGTTCGACCTCGACCAGCCGGGCTTTTCGGGCGGCGGCAGCGTGCTGTCCCTGCCGGGCGCCGGGCTGCTGGCGGTGTCGGGCATCGGCGCGTTTGACGCGGGCTTCTTCTCGGCAGGCATGTTGAGCTGGACGTCGGGCGCGCGTGCCGGGACAGCGGAGCGGGTCAGCGCGCACCGGGTCGGCACCGAGGGCGTGACGCTGGTGCTGGAGCCGTCCGGGCGGCCGGCGGTGGAAGAGGGCGACGCCTTCACGTTGAAGGCCGGCTGCGACAAGGCCTTTGCCACCTGCAAGGCGCGCTTCGCCAACGCCGAGAATTTTCGCGGCTTTCCGCATCTGCCGGGCAATGACGCCGCCTACGGCTATGTCAGCGACGGGGGCGTGTTCGACGGCGCGCCGCTGGTGCCATGAGCGCGACGCCGGACATTGCTGCGCGAGTGGCGGCCGAGGCTCGAGCCTGGATCGGTACACCCTATCGCCACCAGGCCTCGCGAAAAGGCGTGGGCTGCGACTGTCTCGGCCTGGTGCGCGGCATCTGGCGCGCGCTCTACGGCTGCGAGCCGCAGGACCCCGGCGCCTACGCGCCGGACTGGGCGGAGGCCGGCGGCGATTTGCTGATGGAGGCAGCCGCACGGCACTGCCGTTCGAAGCCGCCAGCCGAAGTTATACCCGGCGATCTACTGGTGTTCCGCTGGCGCCCACATCTGCCGGCGCGGCATCTGGGCGTGCTGGTGGAGAGGGATCGCTTCGTCCATGCCTACCAGGGCAGCGCGGTGACTGCGTCCGCGCTGGTGCCGCAATGGCGGCGGCGCATTGCCGGCGTCTTCGCCTTCCCCGACATTTCTGGCTGAGGTTCTTGCATGGCAACCTTGCTCCTCCAGGCGGCGGGCACGTTTCTCGGCGGTTTTCTGGGACCGATCGGCGCCATTGTCGGACGCGCCGCCGGGGCGCTGGCCGGCTACGCGCTCGACCGCGCGCTGATTTCAGGCACGCAGCGCGTCGAGGGGCCCCGGCTGGCGAGCGCCCGGCCGTTCACCGCGGAGGAGGGCGCGCCGCTGCCGCGACTCTACGGCACGGCGCGGCTTGGCGGCACGATGATCTGGGCGACGCGCTTCGAGGAGGCGCGCACCACCAGGCGCCAGGGCTTCAAGGGCGGCCCGAAGACCACCGAATATTCCTACTTCGCCAATGTTGCCTTCGCGCTGTGCGAGGGCGAGATCGCCGGCATTCGGCGCGTGTGGGCCGATGGGCGCGAACTCGACACGACCGGCATCGAGATGCGCGTGCATCGCGGCGGCGAGGACCAGGCGCCGGATCCGCTGATCGAGGCGCGGCAGGGTGCGGGCAACGCGCCGGCCTATCGCGGGACGGCCACTGTGGTGTTCGAGCGTTTTGCGCTGGCCGCCTATGGCAATCGCATCCCTCAGTTCCAGTTCGAGGTGATGCGCCCTGTCGGCGCGCTTTGCCAGAACCTGCGGGCCGTGGCGCTGATCCCCGGCTGCACCGAATATGGCCTCTCGCCGGTGCTCGTGACACAGGAGCTGCGGCGCGGCGAGACGCTGGCCGAGAACCGTCATGTACTGCATGCGGGGACCGACATCGCCGCCTCGCTGGATGAATTGCAGGCGCTGTGCCCGCAGCTGGAGAGCATCGCGCTGGTGGTGACCTGGTTTGGCGACGATCTGCGCGCCGAGCATTGCCGCATCCGCCCGGCGTTGACGGAGGCGGAAAAGCCCGGCCTGTCGCGGCCGTGGGTGGTTTCGGGGATTTCGCGTGAGGATGCTGCTGTGGTGTCACGCCACGGTGGCGGCGCGGCTTTTGGCGGCACGCCGACCGACTGGTCGGTGATGGCGGCGATTAGCGAGATTCGGGCGCGTGGCCTGAAGGTCATGCTGCATCCCTTCGTGATCATGGACATTCCCGCCGACAATGCGCTGCCCAACCCCCATGGCGGCACCGTGCAGCCGGCCTATCCATGGCGCGGCCGGATCAGCTGCGCGCCGGCGCCGGGACAGCCGGGCAGCGCCGACAAGACGGCTGCGGCGCGCACCCAGGTCGAGGATTTTCTCGGAAGCGCGGCGGTCGGCGATTTCGACGCGGCGGACGAGTCGATCCTGTTCTCCGGCGATGTGGACGACTTCGGCTACCGCCGCTTCATCCTGCACATGGCGCACCTGGCGGTGGCGGCCGGCGGCGTCGACTCCTTCCTCATCGGTTCCGAACTGCGCGGGCTGACCACGCTGAGGGATGGGGCGGGCGCGTTCCCGTTCGTCGAGGCGCTGTGCGACCTGGCCGACGAGACCAAGGCGCTGCTTGGGCCGGCTACCAATGTGACCTATGGCGCCGACTGGAGCGAGTATTTCGGCCACCAGCCGGCCGACGGCAGCGGCGACGTGTTTTTCCATCTCGACCCGCTGTAGGCACGGGCTTCGATCGCGGCGGTGGGCATCAACAATTATCTGCCGCTGGCGGACTGGCGCGACGGCGACTATGCGGGGAGCAATCCGGACGGCGCGGCCGGGCCGTGCGATCCGCGTGCGTTGCAAGCAGCGATCTCGTCCGGAGAGCGCTACGACTGGTACTACGCCTCCGACGCCGACCGCCGGGATCGGGTCCGCACATCGATCGGCGACGGTGCCTATGGCAAGCCCTGGGTGTTCCGCGCCAAGGATATGGTCGGCTGGTGGTCGAACCCACACATCAACCGGCCGGGTGGCGTCGAAGCCGGTCCGCCGACTGCCTGGATGCCGCGCAGCAAGCCGATCTGGTTCACCGAAGTTGGATGTGCCGCCGCCGACAAGGGCCCCGACCAGCCCAACGTGTTTCCGGACCCGAAGTCTGTCGAGGACGCCAAGCCATACTTCTCCAATGGCGGGCGCAGCGATCTGGCGCAGCGGCGGTTTCTGGAAGCGCATCTGCGCCACTGGGATCCCGCGGCGCCGGATTTCGACGATGCCAAGAATCCGGTGTCGGACGTCAATGACGGACGCATGGTCGACCACCGGAACCTGCATGCCTGGGCCTGGGACGCGCGGCCGTTTCCCGCCTTCCCGCGGCTGAAGGGCGTGTGGGCCGACGGCGACAACTGGCATCGTGGCCACTGGCTGAACGGGCGCCTCGACGGTGTCGCGGTCAGCGATGTGATCGACGCGGTGCTGGCCGAGCACGGGCTGCCGACGGCCGACACGGTCAATGCCGATGGCACGCTGGCCGGCTATGTCGTGGAGGAGCCGGCCACCGCGCGCGGAACCCTCGAGCCGCTGATCGACCTTTTCGGGTTAATCGCGCAGGAAGAGGCCGGCACGCTGGTCGTGACCACGCCGGCGGCGCGCATGCAGGCGACGACGTTGGCCGATGAACTGGTGCTTGCCGACAGCGGGCCGGCGATCGAGACGATCCGCTTACCCGACCACGATCTGCCGGCCGAAATCGTGCTGAGTTTTCGCGACGGGCTCGCCGACCATCAGACCGTTTCGAGTCACGCCCGCCATGACGGCGCCGCCTCGCTGAGCCAGGCGGCGGTCGGCCTGCCGGCGACGATGGAGAAGGGGCAGGGGCAGGCGCTGGCCGACGAATGGATGGCGCGGCAATGGACGGGTCGCGAGACGGCCGGATTTGCCGTGCCCGCCTATCGCGAGGGCATCGAACCGGGCAAGGTGGTGCGGCTGGAGGAGGGCGGCGCGGTCTTTCTGGTGACGCAGATCGAGGACGGCGCCGCCCGTACTGTGAAGGCGCGCCGGCTCGACCCGCTTCTGCCTGTGCCATGGCTTCCTTCCACGATGATCGAAGCGGCTGGGACGATCCGCACCGGGCGGCCGCATGCGCTGCTGCTCGACCTGCCGTCACGCAGCGCTTCAGGCCTCCCGCAAGACCAGTTGCGCATCGCAGCCTGGCATAAGCCGTGGAAGAGCCTGGCGGTGCTCGCTTCGCCCGAAACCACCGGCTTCGTCCAGCGCACGACGGTCGAGCGCCCGGCGGACCTCGGCATTCTGACGCTTCCGCTGTCGCCGGGTTTCGAGGGCCGGGTGCATCGCGCCGGATCGATCACCGTCGCGCTGTTCGATGCCGAAGCCGCGAGCGTCAGCCGGCTGCAGATGCTCAACGGCGCCAACGCGGCGGCGATCAGATCGGTCAACGACGCCTGGGAAATCGTCCAGTTCGAGCACGCGGAAGAGATTTCCGTCGGCACCTGGCGGCTGTCGGGATTGCTGCGTGGGCAACTCGGCACGACCGATGCGCTGCTGGCGGGGGCGGACGCCGGCGCCGACTTCGTCATGCTGGACGACAGCGTGCGCCCGGCCGGCCTTGCCGCCGGCGAGATCGGCCTGCCGCTGATCTGGCGCATCGGCCCGGCCGGCGAGCCGGTCTCGGCCGATACATTTGTCGACCAGTCCGCCATTGGCGGGTTGCGCGCAATCCTGCCGCTGGCGCCGGTGCACCTGAAGTGCCGCCGCCGCGCCTCGGGCACGCTTGAGATGTCGTGGACGCGGCGCGGCCGCCTCGACGCAGACGACTGGGCGCCCGCCGACATCCCGCTCGGCGAGGCACGCGAGGAATATCGCGTCACCATCGCGGCGGCGGGCGGATCGCCGCTTCGCACAGCGACTGCGACCGCCGCACGCTTCGACTACGACGCTGCGATGATCGCCGCCGATTTCGGCACGCTGCCAGCCGCGCTCGACCTAACCGTCGCCCAGTTCAGCCTGGCCGCCGGCTGGGGCCTCGCGGCGACGCGGCGGTTCAGTTTCTGAACAGCCAAATCCATCTGATTCAAACCAAAGGAGTTTTCGACATGACCGACATCAAGCCGTGGCACGCCTCGCGCACCGTCTGGGCCGCGCTCGTCACCGTCGCGGCCGCCGGCCTTGGGCTTGCCGGCATCCCGCTCGGCGAGGCCGACCAGAGCCAACTGGTCGACGCGCTGCTGCAGGGCATCGGCGCCATTGCGGGCCTGGTCGCGCTGTACGGGAGGCTTCGGGCGAACAGCCGCATCGGGTGAGAGTGGATCACCGCCATCCAGTGGAAGGAGGAGCAGCGATGCTGCTCCTCCTTCGTCTTAAGCGGCGTGCCTGAGGGATTCAGGGAACCACACAGGACTGCCATAGGAGGCCTTCATAATGTCGATGCTGCGCTCGCAGTCGACGCGCTTGACGTAGCCTTCGCTACTGACGGCGATAGTCTTGCCGTTCGTAGCCTCATAGGTCCAACGCCATTCGCCGCGGTTGTCCTTGTACAACCAGTATGAAGGATAGCTTCTTTCCGCCATGCGTTTTCTCCGCGTTTGGCATGCAAACGTCGGGCTTGACCATGGCAACGTATTCTGATTCAACATCAGTGCTCTACAGCCATATCCCGCGCCCGACGTCCAATCGATGCGGGGTGTGAATTTGAAACCGCCGCGGCTCGCCAGCTTTGCGGCGGTTTCTTATTCTGGACGGAACATTAAGTGCCTGAAACTGTTCTTCTGAGTCAAGCAAAGTTACAAAGCCGTCAGCTCATGCTGGCAGCTTGAAAAAATAACCAATAAAATCAGACGCTTGACTAACTCCTCCCAGAGTGGAAAACCCAGCGTCGGCGATTTCCCTCAATCAAAATAAGTAAACCGATTCTCGCGGCACGTAAATGCTGCACTGCAACCGATTCGGAAGCAGTGCAAAATAGGTCTATGCTACTGACGTGATTAACTAATTCAGATATAACGATCTGGTTATCAGATTGTGGACGTCGCCTCAGTGAAGCTCTTATCAAACAACGTTCGACGGTGAAAATGCCGTTCATTCCGTGTTCAGGCCGGATGCGCTAGAACAGCGACCATGACAACGCTCCGCTCCATCGCCGCTTTCGCCATTGCCGGCTCCCTGTCCTGGGGCGGGGCCAATGCCGCCCGGCTCGACATGCCGGCCATCGACGACCAGATCGTGCTCGCCCAGTCGGATTGCTATTCGATCGGCGAGCAGGTGGCGGCGCAGAATGGCGGCACGCTGGCCAAGGCGAGCGAGCAGACGCGCGGCGGCCAGGCGGTCTGCGTCATCGTGGTGCTGGTGCCCGGCAAGGACGGCCAGCGCCCGCGGCGCACCGAAATCGTCGTGCCGCAGGGCTGA